ATTAAATTCTGTAAACATTTTAATTACTCCTATATTGTTTAAATTGTCGGAACTGCATCGCATGAGTAACAATGTTGCGGTATGTGAAGAAGATTAAACCCTAAAACGGGCCATGTCAACCCAATTTGGGGTTTAAACGTAAAAATAAATTAAATTTGTTAAAAAGCCCAAACGGGGGTTGCAAATGCCCAAATAAGGGTTTATTCTCCAATCCCATGAACACATCAATTTACGCATACGTTATGACGCAACTCCAGGCACACAAAGGCCGATGGCCCAATGTTGCTAAACGCTCCGGGGTTTCGCGCCGAACCATTGAGAAGATTGCGCGCGGCGAGATTAAAGACCCCGGCGTCAGTCATATTGAAAAATTAGCGCAATTCTTCCATTCAGAAGATGCTGTGGCATGAACTCCTCCCCCATGAAATAGCTCAACTTCTCATGGGTTTCCCTGCTTCGGCAGGTTTTTTTACACACAAAAACGAAAGTGCGGTAACGCACGGATAGATCTTAAAACCAAGGAGTGTTTAATGCGTACCGCCGTTGCCTCCACATCGTTGGCGGCCTATCACAGCCTCTCCATAGACGATTTACAGGCCCGTGAGCGCGATGTAATGCTCGTTATGGTGGATGGCCTATCCAGAACCCGCCGTGAGATTGCTGACGCTCTTAAGTGGCGAGATGGGCCATGTTGCGGGCGTTGCAATTCCCTGATAGCCAAAGGCTGGCTGGAAGAATCCGGCACCAAAAAAGACCCACAAACTGGCAAATCTGCGGCTATGTTGCGGTTGCCGGTGGTGGGGCAGAGGGGGTTGTTCGCGTGAGACTCATTCCTAAAAATTGGAGCCAATTTCAACACTATAAAAACCGTAATCCGCCGTGGATTAAGTTACACAAACCNCTCCTAGATGACTACGAATTTCAATGCTTGCCACTTGCTAGCAAGGCGCTAGCACCGATGCTTTGGTTGCTAGCGAGCGAATCGCAAGAACATGAAACAGGGGCGATTGACGGNGATTATAAAAAACTTGCTTTTCGTCTCAGGCTTACAGAGAAGGTTTTGGAAGAGGCAATTAAGGCTTTGATAGATAAAGGGTTTTTTACCGTTGAGGATGATGCTAGCGCGTTGCTAGCAGAACGCAAGCGTCTTGCTATTCTAGAGAAAGAGAAAGAGGCAGAGGCAGAGAGAGAGAAAGAGGCAGAGACAGACCGTCAAAATGGATTGGATTTGACTGCTTGGGGAAAATGGATTGATTACAGAATCAAGATTGGGAAACCGTACAAACCGGTTTCCATCCCTTCGGCAAAACTTAAGCTATCAAAATTCTTGGAAAACCAAAACGCAGTTGTAGAGCAATCAATCGCTAATGGCTATCAAGGACTTTTTGCATTATCAAACAATGAGGCCGTAAATGGAAAACAACGCCCTACAACCGCAGAACGTCACATCCAGAAACTCGCAGAGCTTACAGGTGAAAATGGGCGAACTGTCGATGGCTGAACAAACGCTCTGGATTGAACGACTTTTCAAGCGGATGGGTTTGCACTATGGGGCGGCCTTCACTCAAAAATGGCTTGGCGTTGCTTCCATCGACATGAAAGAGCATTGGGCTAACGAACTTTCAGGTTTTACCGGAGAGGCCATAGCTCGCGCTCTAAAGAGTTTGGACAGCCATGAATTCCCCCCATCGGTTCCAGAATTCAAAACATTATGCAAATCATTCCAAAAATCACCTGAGTTGCCAAAGTTAGAAATTTTACCCATGTCCAGTAACGAGGCCGAGTCAGCATTAAAAAACCTTCGCGCTGTTACCGGAATTGAAATGAACAACGGCGATCCCTGCTTCGACAAAGATCACAACGATTATAAAAAATGGGCGCGTGACATTATAAAACTTTGGGACGAAGGGAAATATCGAACAAGGGTAGGTTATCGGTTGGCTTGCGAGGCTTTGCACCTAACACCAAAACCAGCACCTTACAAATTCATCAAAGAGTATTAACATGCAAACTAACGACTATCAAGAGTTTATTGAAGCCAAAAAGATCAAACCTCTTATTTGCGGATTTGATATTGACCCCGATGCGTTGAATGAATCGCTCAAACCATTCCAGAGAGCGGTTGTAAAGTGGGCGTTAAAGCGTGGACGCGCCGCTCTGTTTGAAGACACTGGACTTGGCAAGACTATCCAGCAATTAGCCTGGGCTGATGAAGTGGCAAATCATACCAATGGAAACGTGATTATATTTGCCCCGCTGCGTAGCCCTTCAAACAGTTAGGGAAGGTGAGCGATTCGGAATAACGGTTAACTATTGCCGCAATCAAGACCACGTTAAACCCGGCGTTAATATCACCAATTATGAAATGATGGATAGATTTGATCTGTCGTTATTCGTCGGCGTTGTATTGGACGAGTCGGACATCATTTCAAACCGTGATGGAAAAACACGGAATTACATGATCGACGCTTGCTCGGTGGTTCCTTATCGGTTGTGCTGTACGGCCACACCATCACCTAATGATTTTATGGAGATCGGAAACCAAGCTGAATTTTTGGGAATCATGAGCATGTCAGAAATGTTGGCTATGTATTTTGTGAATGATGGCTCTGATACACAGAAATGGGTTTTGAAAGGTCACGGGAAGGTTAAGTTTTGGGAATGGATGGCCACTTGGTCGGTTTGTATCCGAAGCCCTGCGGATATTGGATTTGATGGTGATGAGTATATCTTGCCTCCATTGAACATGATCGGGCACGTCGTAGAGTCAAAAGCTACTGATAGTCTTTTCCCCGACATTGCTGCGGGTCTGTTAGGTCGTAATCAGGCTCGCAAGGATTCAGTTGACGATCGCGTTGCTAAATGTGCCGAAATTGTAAATTCAAGTNATGAACAATGGGTGATCTGGTGCCATCTAAACACAGAGGCAGAATTACTCTGTCATTCTATTCCCGGCGCGGTTGATNTATCTGGTTCAGATTCAATCGAACACAAAGAACAAACGATTAACGGATTCTTAGACGGTTCTATTCGGGTGGTGGTAAGTAAACCAAAGATTCTAGGAGCTGGTCTTAATCTGCAATGTTGTCACAACACGGCTTTCGTTGGTCTNTCCGATAGCTGGCGTCAATACTATCAAGCAATTCGCAGATTCTATCGTTTCGGGCAAACCAAAATAGTGAATGTTCATGTAGTCAGCGCGGAATCAGAGGGCGCTGTTGTATCCAACATTAAACGCAAAGAAGATCAAAACAATACGATGGGCGCAGAGATGGTTAAACATATGAGTGTTGCCATGCAAAAGGAGATATTCGGCATGAGTCAGGAAAAATCAGAATATGAACGTGCGGTAATCAAGACAGATGATTATGAAATTCATCTAGCGGACTGTGTTGATCTGGCAAAAGAAATAGAAACAGGAACGATTGACTATACGATATTCTCTCCACCTTTTGAGTCTATGTACGTTTTCAGCAATCATTTACGAGACATGGGTAACTCAACCCGTGAACAGTTTTACCAGCATTTTAAATTCTTGGTTGATGANATGTTGAGAATTACCAGGCCCGGTAGATTGCTTTCATTTCACTGCATGAATCTGCCAACCTCAAAAACCAATGATGGTTATATTGGAATCAGAGATTTTAGAGGCCACCTTATCCAATTATTTATTGATGCCGGATGGATTTACCATTCGGAGGTTTGTATCTGGAAAAATCCGGTAGTAGCAATGCAACGTACAAAAGCTCTTGGGCTTCTACATAAAACCATCCGTAAAGATTCAAGCATGAGCAGNCAGGGGATTGCTGATTATCTAGTGACTATGCGCAAGCCGGGCGAGAATGATAAGCCCGTAGTCCATTATCGGGACGAAGCAGAANGCNAAGAAAATGATGGCGACATAGTAAACATTTTCCCGGTAGAGCTTTGGCAACAATACGCCAGTCCAGTATGGATGGATATTGACCAATCTAATACTCTGAATTATCGGGAAGGCCGAGACGATGATGANGTGAAACATATTGCACCTTTACAGCTTGAAATTGTGGAACGGGCTTTGCATCTCTGGACTGCGCCCGGTGATCGAGTATTCACTCCATTCCTTGGAATCGGGACTGAGGTTTATTGCGCAGTAAAGATGGGGCGCAAAGGAATTGGCAGCGAATTAAAACGGTCTTACTTCGATCTTGCTATTAAAAACTGTGCCGATGCAAAAAGAATAAACGGTGATCTGTTTGTTGATGTTGCCTAAAGGATGCCCATCATGCCAAGCACGCAAAGCCAATTACTTATCAGCAAGGTTCAACGCTTTTTGTCTGGATTGTGGGGTAAACCACCTGCAGATGGTGCGCCCGAACAAATCATGTGCAGAAGTGATTTTAGCTGTGCTTACGTTTTACCCGAACGCGCCAAGCCGATTCGAATCACTTTGAAGCGGGGGCAGTGATGATTAAAATGCCAAAAGCTCGTTTAATCACCGGCAATCCTAAAGCCCCTTACGTTGGAGGCTCAAGGGTAGATCATTTTCCGGCGTCAGGCTGTATGTCATTTCTAGCCCTATTCGGCGATGGCCGTCTATACGCTATCCACAAATGGATGAAAACCCATAAGCACACGTCTAGGTTTCATGTGGAGGATAAGTGAAGCAATTATTCAGGCTTGTTCAAGACATGGCTAAAAAGCGTGCTATTGNNGCGATTGAAGCCCTATCCCTTGATGGCTGGATTATTGAGATTCGGGAGGCTACCCGCACCCTTGAGCAGAACGCCAAGTTTCACGCAATGTGTGGGGACATTGCCAAAAGCCCCCTGCAATGGGCCGGGAAACGGCGCACAGCGCGTCAGTGGAAAGTTTTGCTGGTATCAGGTCATGCGGTGGTAACAAACGAAGCCAGCGAGATCATACCGGGCCTAGAGGGTGAGTTTATCAACATTCGTGAGTCAACGGCCTTGATGAGCAAGCGGCGAGGCTCAAGCCTTATCGAGTACACCTTGGCATTTGGTACAAAGCATGAGGTCAAATGGTCTGACGAAGCCTTGGAGCCGGTAGTCACTGCCAGCCCCAATGAAGCGCGGGAGGCGGCTTGATTCCAAAGTCCCGCAAATGCCGAATATGCAAGGAACCATTTTTGCCATTTAACACTATCACGCCTGTCTGTAAGGCCCATGAATATGAATTCGCTATGCAGCAAGTCGAG